GAACTTGGTAGCATGGGCTTTGGCTCAGTTCAACTATAGCCGTGTAAAAGCTGCCAAATTCTTGAAAATGAATCGATCGACAATGATCGAAATCATGAAAAGATATGACCTCGGAGTCATCAGAAGATACAAAAGAAATGATAAAATTTAAGGTGGCCCGTAGCTCAGCGGTAGAGCAATTGCGCGAGCCTTATAAGCCGCAAATGGACGTGGGTTCGACTCCCATCGGGTCGCCTATCTTTAAGGAGAAGGCATGAAACCCTTAACAATTATTTGTCCAAATCCAAAAGACGCGACTTCATTTTACCGAGGCATTGGACCTTTCGGGACTTTGATGGATGAGATGAAAGATTTTGAATGCACATTTCCTAACTCGGTTTCATGGGATGCGGTGAAGATTTCATCAGGTGTTTTCATGCAACGCCCATTCACAACTCAGCACGTTCAAATTTGCGAGATCGTGAAATCGAACAAGAAAAACCTTTGGATCGATTACGATGACTATCTTTTGAATGTGCCCATGGATAATCCAACTTGGGGAATTTACGGGGATCCAGCGATCAAGGAAAACATCATTAAATGTTTAGTCCATGCGGATGTGGTGAGTGTGAGTACGCCTTACCTAGAGGAATGCTTGAGACAGGAAATGATCAACGCCGAGGTTTTGAAAAACCCAGGAGTTACATTGCCAGAGTTCCACGTGATACCTAACGCTTACGATGAATCGCTTTTCACTCCAGCACAGCGCCATGAAAAAAGACCTAAGCTCATTGTTTGGCGAGGGAGCGAAACACACGTCCGAGATGTGCTCACTTACGCCGAAGAGATTATTGAGATTTCAAATCAGCACCCAGACTGGACTTGGCTCTTCGTCGGAATGCCGCCATGGATGTTGATCGAGAGAATGCCGAAAGGGAGATGCATATGGCAAAAAGCACTCGACCCGATTCAATACAACGATTATTTGAAAGGTTGTCAGCCAGATATTTGCATCGTTCCTCTGCACTTCTCGCCATTCAACTTATGCAAATCGAACATAGCTTGGATCGAAGCAACCCATGCTGGTGCCGTAGTACTCGCCCCCGACGCCCCAGAGTGGAGAAAACCAGGCGTCACGACCTATAACAACCAAGCCGATTTCAAGAACGGATTACTGAAGCTCATGGGTACGAGTGGACAGCTTAAACAAACCTTAAATAAAATGAGTTTAGAGCACATCCAACGCGAGTTAACTTTAAAGGTGACGAACAAGAAAAGGGCAGAGATACTGAGTAAATGGTTCCAGATCACTTAGACGAAAAGACAGTCCTCTTCGCCTGCTTCATCTCTGGAAAAATGCCTTCGGTGAACCACTATCTGAAAAAAGGCCGTCATGGTTTTTACAAAGACAATGCCCAAAAAGATATCGAGCAGAGCATTTTCATGCAGCTCAAGTTCCATCTCTCCGGACGTAAATTCGATACCTCGAAGCAATACAGAATCGACATGTTCTTTCATGGAAAGTTTTTCAATAAAAACAACACCATCACTAGAGTTGACGTTGACAATAAGTCCAAGGTTGCGCTAGACGTTTTCATGAAAGCTACAGGAATACCGGACGAGAACTTTTTCACGGTTGTTCTTAAAAAAGTGCATTCCGACAAAGAAGGCGTCACTTATCAGCTCAGCGAGGCTTGACAAACGTAAGACGCATCGTCAGACTCTACACCATGATAGATCCAAAACTCAGTACTGTACACGACGCGTTAAACGAAAGTCTCTTCGATGCCGACCGCGAAGCGATGATCCAAGGTTCCTACCGAATCGATAAGGAGATCAAAGAAGCTGCCGAGAAGATTTGCGAAGCTAATGGCACTTCACTTTCCAGGTTCGTCAGGAACTGCGTATTAGCTCTGGTAAGGGATTACGTCCCTGGAGTCGACCATGAGCGACGAGAACAAGAATAACGAAGAGGGTCAAAAACGTAAGTACGGCAAAACGAACTCAGACCCCATCGAAGTAACGAACACCCGCAGAGTTTCGCCTGTCCCAGTCCTGCCAGACGCGAGGCACGGAAACATCGATAAAGATAAAATGCGTGAGCTCTATATGCTCTCGAAGCATCTCGAATGGACTCCTTTTGCGAAATCCATAAACATCGATCCAGTCAGGTCAAGATCCGAGTTCCCTTTCAAGGGTTGGGTCAAGGAAAAGAAAAATAAGCTTTTACTCGAGACAGCGGAAACCATGTCCGAGTCACTCTTCAACCTCTCGGCTGAATGGCAAGGGCAAATCGTTAAAACCCTGAAAGAATACCCAGAATCTGCCGACATGATGATGAAGCTCATCAACGAGAAAATGAACTCAATTGTCGAAGGCATTCAATCTGATAAGAAAAACGGAAACCGTAATAACTTTGATAAAGTTTGGCCAGCGAGTCTCAATCAATTGGCCGGTGCTATGAAGCAAGTCGTCGAAACAAAGATGAAGCTTCTCATGATTGATAAATGGTCGATCAGCGCAGCCCAGCAAGGCGTTCAAAAAACGATCGAGGATAGTGACACTTCTACAGAAAATCAAAACGACTGGACGATCACGATCAAGGGTGGCCAAGACTTCACAGGTAAAGAGTTCGAGAATATGATGACCCAATGGGTTGACCGTAAACCAGAAATAGAGCTCGAACCTGGTCCTAATGAAGTCCCTCACGAGGATCCAGATGCCCAAGATTGACCTAGCACCCTGGCAATCCGTAGCTCTCTTCAACCCCTATGAGCATTTCGCTATGATCTGTGGAATCGCTACTGGCAAGACGTTCACAGGCTCACACTTCGCTATAATGCACTTTGAGAAGTATCCAGAACTCACAGGCTTCATCGGTGCGAACAGTTATGACCAGTTATCCCACGCAACGCTCAGGGAACTATTCTACTGGCTCGATCAATACGGATGGGACTATGTGGTCGACCGTATCCCCCCAGAAGAATGGGGTGGCAATAACAGGCAGTTCAAATCTTATAAAAACATCCTGACAGTTAAAAACCCTAGAAACGGTAAAGTCTCTCACGCCTTCGTTAGAGTGCTCCAGAAGGCAAATCCACTTAGGGGGGTAGAGTTCAGCTGGTATTGGGTTGATGAATCAAGGGACACCCCTTTAAACACGCACGACGTGATTTTATCCAGGATGAGGGAATCGGAATACCGTAGAGGCTTAGTGACGACGACGAGTAATGCGGAGGACTGGGTTTACCAACGCTTCGTCAAGATGAACCTTGGAAAAACCTATGGCAGTCTCCACGTCCCCACAATCGAATCTGTGAAGCACGGCATCATAACCGAGGAGTTCTATACACTACTCAGAGCGTCATATTCTGAAATGATGGCTGCTCAGGAGCTGGACGCCCAGCATGTGAATGTTATGTCGGGGCGCGCATACTATGCTGCGTCAAAGAAGAATCAGTCTCATGTCGCACCGTGGGGAGCGAAGCACCCAGACCCAGGTTACCCGCTCATCGTTGGATGCGATTTCAACTTCAGCCCTGCGCCTTGTATCTGGATGGTCGGACAAGAGGGCACCATGCCTGACGGACGTAGAGGAATTCATTGGTTTGGTGAGATCGTTGAGAATCAATCCTCCACAGAAAACATGACCATCACGCTCATCAACCGATACCCTGACTTTTTCTATCAGTGCTACGGCGATGCTTCGGGAACGAAGGGCTCAACCTCAAACCATGGTGAGACCGACACCGTTCAAATGGCGCAGATTTTCAGCGAGTACGGCGCTGGCTTCGGCCTGGATTTTGATCAATCAAATCCAAGGGTCAAGGATAGGGTCGAGAATATGAATCGAATGTTTTGTAACTCTCTGGGTGAAGTTAGTCAGACTTACGACCCAGACAAATGCCCATACTTCGACGGTGATATTCGCGTCGTCGGATGGAAACAAGTGAATGACAGCATAAAACGTAATGGTAAGCTCGACGACACAGGGGATAAAAATAGAACTCACGCAACTGACGGAGCGGGTTATGCTATATGGAAACGATTTAAACCTGTGACAATCGGACAAACTGGTGGAACTGTGGAGCGGGCCCATTCGTATTTATCAAAAATAGGTGTAGGATTAAATTATGGTAATGCCGGATAATATTGAACCTTTCGATCCAAAGCTCGATGAAATGCTCTACGCTCGCAAGGCTGAGATCAAGAATCTCAAAGACTTAGAGGAAACTCGCGGTACTCCGACTCCAGCCCTCTTCAACCTGTTTTATAAATTCATTCAAAACCCATCGACGGTTAGCGTTGAGACTTATAAGCGCATGATCGATACCGATGAAACGATCGGATCAGGAGTCGATTTTCTGACGACGATCCTGGCTTCACGTCTTGGCACCTATCAACACGAGAACGATGAAATCACACAATGGGTGAATAATGCTCTGAACCAAGTCCAAGGCGGGTTTTATAACACCGTTAAAGAACTCCTCTCAGCATCATGGGCAGGCTTCGCTGTTCAAGAGATCGTTTGGCAAAATCATGATCTAGGCTTCATTCCTGAAAAACTTGTTACACTCCCGCCATCGACCATGTTATTCGAAGTAGAGAGAACTGGAGAATTAACAAGTGATGGCATTTTACAGTATCAACGCAATCTTAATCCTGCTTTGCTTGGCGGCGGCGGTTTATTTGGCTCGGGATTCGCTGGTACAGCATTCACTCAGCCTGGTCGACAAGACCCGTATGCGCGTTTGGGAGATTTTCCTTTCCCTATCCGCATTGCTAATACTTTTCAATATCTCAGCATTAGGATACCGACTGCTAAATGTATCCACTACTCCTTCGACGCTCAAGGTAAGTTCGGAAACCCATACGGTCGTTCGCTCCTACGCCGTGCGTACAAATACTACATTCTAAAAGATGCATTCCTGCAGATGCTCTCGATCGCTCTCGACCGTAAAGGCACACCTCTCATGGTCGTGTTTGCGAATCCAAATCACACCGTCGCAGATCAAGATAAAATGGTCGCTGGTCAAAATGCTCGCGGTAAAGATATCGGTATCCGTGCTGACGCAGCAGCCTTGAGAGCTACCAGAAACATCCATAACGATTCAGTGATTGTTCTCCCAGGTAAGAAGGACGAACACTTCTCAATCGATATGCAGCAGCAGCAATCTAATGCTGACGTATTCATCGCTTCGATCGAACTATGCAATCGCTCCATTATGAGAGCGCTTCTTATCCCTTCGCTCATCTTCAACGCTGGTGACGGTTCAGGTTCCTATGCCTTGGGACAAGAACACGCAAACACCTTTGAGAAGATCGTGGACGGTATGCTTGAAGGGTTGAAACAAACTCTTATCACGCAACTTATCAAGCGCATGATCCAGTACAACTTTCCAGAATCAGTTTGGAAGAAGGATGGTTTCGGAGATTTCGCTAAGCGTGACTTCACGAACGACGAGCGAGATAAAATTCTCAGCTCCTACGAGAAGGCCGTCAACATGGGCGCCATTGACATGAACGATCTCAACGATCTGAATAAGGTCAGAGAAACGCTCGGATTCCAAGAGAGATCAGAGCCTATTCCAAGAGAAGTAGTTCCAGGTCAAGAAGGCACAGAAGCTACAAACTCCGATGATCCAGATTCGCAAGGAGGCGATGAGCCTCAAGGACGAGGCAATCAAACGTCAGACAAAAGTTAAATAGGCAAGTGGATTGCAATTTAATTGTCGAGGAACGAAGATAAAATAAAGGGAGAAATCTGTTTAAATGCTTTGTGCTCTCATCCAAAACGGCGCAGTAGGAGCGATTGTAACTCTTCAAGAAAATCAAGTCCAAGCTATGGGCGCGATTTTCGACGCAGTCATTAACATTACAAACATGTCTCCACAACCTCAAATCGGATGGGCTTTTGACGGCGTTAACATTATTTGCCCAAGCATGCGTCTCACAAAGTTGGCCTTCAGACTAAGATTTACGAACTCAGAACTTATCGCCATTTACACCGCAGCGCAGACAAACTTTCTCATTCAAGCCGCTATTGATAATAACCTTTCAGCGACTTATATCGACCTGAGTCTAGTTACTACTCAAAGCTTCGTTGGGTACCTCGCGAGCCTTGGGATCATCACTTCTCAGAGAATGACAACCATCCTGACAACCCCACCGGCCATAACAGAAGTTTTCGTTCCAGGAGTTGGATGATGAAAATTCTATTCATGAAATCATCGAGCCCAATCAGTAAGCTCATCATGTGGGCTACGCGTGAAGACTGCTCACACATGGCTTTCCTATTTGAAAGCGGGCTTTCTGGTCTTATGTTCGAATCGAACCTTCTCGGAACTCACCCATGTTTTTACCAAACGGAAATGAAAACTCATCAAGTAGTTCACTGCATCGATTGGCCTATGACTCCAGGCGGAGAAGATAACGTCTGGGACATTATCGTGAATGAGTTCGACGGCAAGGGTTACAACTACTTGGGCGCATTATACTTGGGATGGAGAAAATGGCTTTTCACGAGATTTAAGATTGCGATCCCTGCGAAAAACAAATGGGCTCAGCCAGGCACTTATTTCTGTGATCAAATCTATGATGTGATAAATAAAATCGGAATGGACTATATTGACGTGATGAGTGGAATGGACACACCGCACGATGTATGGTTAAAATTGAAGGACAATAAATCATGAAAGTTAAAGTACTTGGCCTACAAACCGCGCTAGTCACGAGTTACGATCAAACGAAAACCACGTTGCAGGGTAATACTGGTCAACGAACGATCACTGACGGTAACGGAGCTAAGAGCTGTATCGGTCCTCAAC